TTTTAAAAACAATTGGCACATCGATGCCATAAGCGATCACCTGCAAGCCGTGGCCGAAGGTACAGGCATCAAGCGCCTGATCATCAACGTGCCACCCCGACACATGAAGTCCATCAGCGTGGCCGTGGCACTGCCTGCGTGGACTTGGGCCACACAACCATCCAAGAAGTTCCTCTATGCGTCTTACGCATCCTCCCTGTCGATCAGGGATAGCACCAAGTGCCGAAGGCTGATCGATAGCCCGTGGTACAAGGCGCACTTCGGTGACAAGTTTAAGCTCACCGACGATCAAAACGCCAAACAAAGATTTGAAAATGATAAGACGGGATTTCGCATCTCAACCAGTGTCGGGGGCGCTTTGACTGGGGACGGGGGAGATATCATATGTATAGATGACCCCCACAATTCGATAGAAGCAGATAGTTCTAAAGTTAGAGAAGGCGTTCTGGAGTGGTGGGATCAGGCCATGCAGACACGCCTTAACGATCCAAAGACGGGCGCGTTTGTCATCATCATGCAAAGATTACACGAGCAAGACCTGACGGGCCATATACTGGCAAATCAACTTGAAGGAGAGTGGGATCATTTAATGCTACCTGCGCGGTATGAAGTTGGAGCGCCAAATCCAATGCGGTCAAGTCTTGGCTTCACAGACCCACGCACAGAGGAGGGGGAGCTTCTGTGGCCCGACAGGATGGATGAGAAGACCCTCACCAACCTAGAGCGGTCTCTTGGCTCCTACGCTGCCGCTGGGCAGCTACAGCAGCGACCCAGCCCCAAGGGCGGCGGGATACTGAAGGCGTCTTGGTGGGTGCCGTGGGAAAAGGAGGAGCTACCCGAAGTGTCTTATGTAATCCAATCTTGGGACACCGCCTTTGAAACAAAAGAAAGCTCAAGCTACAGCGCACGAACAACGTGGGGCGTCTTCAAGAAAGATGGCTACGACTGCCTGATCGTGCTGGAAGCGTGGTATGACAAAGTCAACTATCCAGAGCTACGCAAGCTAGCGCAGGAGGCATACGATGACTGGGAGCCAGACGCAGTTTTAATAGAGAAGAAGGCCAGCGGAGCAAGCCTTCTCGCTGATTTGCGCATGGCGGGGGTGCCAGTATTGGCATATTCCCCAGATCGTGATAAGGTGGCCCGTGCTCATGCGGCATCTGCCCTGCTAGAAGACGGCAGGATTTACTACCCAAAACGCAAATGGGCCGAAGATTTGATCTCAATATGTGCGGCTTTCCCGGCTGCAAAAAATGACGATATAGTAGACACATGCACTCAGGCGTGGTTAAGGTTACGCAAGGGCTGGTTCCTTGGTCACACTGAAGACCCAGAAGAAGACTACGCTCCAGAGACACAAAGGATGACGATGTATGGCTGACCCGAATATTATTCCGTTCGCTGAAGGATCGCCCCTAGATGACCTGATGGTCGAAGAACTCCCAGACGGTGACGTTCTAATCGGTGATCCAGAGCTAGACATGCAAGACGAAATCGGTGAGGCAGAGTTCGACAAAAACCTCGCAGAAGAAATCGATGCCCGTGAGCTTGCCCGAAAAGGCCAAGAGCTAATCGGCTTTTACGAAAACGATGAAGCCTCCCGATCAGAATGGCTTGAACGATACAAGGCAGGGCTGCGTACCTTAGACCCAGATGGTGGTTTAGATCAGGGCGATGATGAACGCGCCACCCGTGGACTGTCCATAGTCGTACACCCCCTGATAGCTGAAGCAGCAACCCAGTTTAATGCCAAGGCCATTGCAGAGCTTTACCCGTCAGGCGGTCCAATTAAGACCGTCATTATTGGCGATCCCGACGAAAAAATCGAGGAGCAGGGCCGTAGGGTGCGCGAGTTTATGAACTGGCAAATCCAAAACGAAATGGTCTCATACTTTCCAGACTTGGATCAAATGCTGTTTCACCTTCCGCTGGTAGGTCAGACCTTCAAGAAGGTTTGGTGGAACGTAAACCTAAATCGACAGTGCAGCGACTTTGTGAAGGCCGAAGACTTCTGCGTGGCACCAGAGACCAAAGACCTCTACACCTCCCCCCGATATACCCACGTCATTCGAATGCCAAAGAACGATTACAATAAGTACGTTCAAAACGGCTACTATCTCCAGACAGAATATGATGGTGGAGACGGTATCGGAACAGGCAGCGGCGATACCATTGGCGAAATCGAGGGCGTCGATGAGTACGGCGACAGCAGTGAAGACGGCACCATGACACTGCTGGAAATGCACGTCTATGATCTGTTCGACGGCATTGACGGCCAAGAAATGGATGAGGACGAGGCCGACGAGAACGCTGTCGCGCTGCCCTACGTCATTACCATCGATTACGATAATCAGAAAGTTGTCAGCGTCAGACGCAATTGGCGCGAGGACGATGAGACAAAAAAACGCCGCGACTGGTTTGTGAGCTATAAGTTCTTGCCCGGTCTTGGTTTCTATGGCTTTGGCCTGTATCACATGATCGGTGGATTGGGCAAAGCGGCGACAGGATCGCTCCGCGCTCTCTTAGATTCCGCAGCGTTTAGCAATATGCAAGGTGGCTTTAAGCTGCGTGGCCGTGTTCAAGGCGGCGATATGCAGATCAGTCCCGGTGAATTTGTTGATCTCGACAGTACCGTCGATGACGTGAATAAAGCCATAATGCCCCTGCCCTTCAAGGAGCCGTCAGGCTCCCTGTTTAATCTGCTTGGCTTTATGGTTGAGGCAGGCCAGCGTTTTGCCAGCACTGCCGATCTAAACGTGGGTGACGTAAATCCCAACGCGCCAGTTGGATCAACGGTCGCCCTAATTGAGCAGGGCAGTAAGTCGTTCTCAGCAATTCACAAGCGACTGCACTACTCGCAGGGCCAAGAATTTAAAATGCTGGCGGCTCTAAACGCAGAAAACCTGCCAGAAGAATTTACCTTCGCAGTGGCTGGTGCAGCGGAAATCGTTTACGCCGCTGACTTCGATGACCGAATTGACATCGTGCCAGTGTCGGACCCCAACATATTCAGTACCGCACAGCGCATCTCGCAGGCGCAGGCCGTCCTGCAAATGGCGCAGTCAGCGCCACAGCTTCACGATCTTTACGAAGCCTACAAGCGGATGTACGAGGCGCTACGCATAAACAACATCGATGAAATCCTGCAAAAGCCAGAGCAGGCTGTGCAAATGGACCCCATCGATGAAAATATGAGCGTCATGTATGGCAAGCCAATTCGCGCATTCTTGGAGCAGGATCACGATGCCCACATTGCGGTTCACATGCAGTTCATGCAAGACCCCTCTCTGGCAGGCAATCCAGCCGCACAGAAGACAATGGGGCCAATTCTAATCGCGCATATCGCGGAGCATATCGCGCTGCTGTATCGACTTAGAATGCAGGCAGGCGTGGCAATGGAACTGCCGCCACTGCCAAACTTCAGAGACCCCAAGTTTAAGTTTGAAGAGGTCGATCCAGAACTTGATCGCGTTATTAGCCAACGTGCGGCAGAGGTTGTGCAGGCCGCACCGCAGATGAAGCAAATCGAGGCCATGCGTGGCATGATGGGTCAGCAGGGTCAGCAGGGTCAGGGCAATCCGCTGCAATATGCACAGCAGCTTGCACAGCTTGAGACAGAGGCACTTAAAGCCAGAACGCAGGCGCAAATCCAAGCGGATCAGGCGAAGGCCAAGTCCAGTATTGAGATTAAGCAGGCAGAGGCGCGTCAGGACATGCAGATCGATGCAGCCAAGGCGCAGGCAGACTTGCAGGCAAAGGTTACTAAGCTGGAGGCAGAATTGCAGCTAGAGCGAGAAAAGAACGCCGCAAAAATTCAAATGGAGGCAATGAAGAATGTTCCCCCCACAATCCTATGACTTGCCCCCTGTAAACCCCGCAGCGTTCGGCGGCTTGCCGCAAGAAACGCCGCAGCCGGGTGCGCCCCCGCTTGCCTCCCCAAGTGGGGGTCAGCCGCCACCGATGGACATGAATAAATATTTAATAGACAAGGTTGCTGAGATTCGGCAGCGAATGGGCGCAGGCGATATGGGCGCGTTAAGTAATATCGCTAGTGCCATGCAGCCACCCGCGCAGCAGCCACCCGCGCAGGAACAGCAAAGAGGTATGGCCTAATGGCTGACATTGGAGCATTAACGGGGCTTGATGAGCTACCATTCTCTGGTGATTTAAATATTCAGCCAAAAGGTATTGGAAATTATTCTGCCGATCTTAATTTCTTCAAAACAATTGATGGTAAATTAGGTTCCATAACTCCATTTGCTGGGTACGGGAAAGAATTTTCATCTTTCCAAGATGGCCCTGTTGAGATCGATAATGAAAACAGAACCATAAGGATCGGGATTGATGGACAAACATCGCTAGGCCCAGTTGATGTAAGCGGCAACGTGATGGGTAGCAGGACAAGGCAACAACAAAACGTGTCTTTCCCAGATGGATTTAACTTTAGCAATTCCAATATCGGCACTTTCACAAAACTGGGAATGGCTGCAAAATATGGCGCTCTTGATGCTGGAATACAGAGAGAAAAGTATACTGGTATGGACCCTATTTATACTGGCAATGTAGGAATGAACTTTGGTAATGGCGGCAGATTTGAAATATCTGACACAAACAAAGGCGATCCAACATACAGAGTTAATTACAGAATGGATTTTTAGCCATGAACAATCGCTACATGAGCCAGATGAACGATTATCTTGAGGGCGGTCAGGGTTCGGCCCCCCGCCAGAACGGCGCATTTGCTAACATGGTGCCACGGAGGGCGCAGTTAATGGATCAGCCACACATGCTGGCCTACATTAATCCAGCCGAAGAGCAAATGCTGCGTGATATGGGTGGCGCTGGTATCCCCGGTCCTGATGGCATTCCCGTTTATGGTTTGTATGAAAGTATTACAGGCACAAAGTTTGAAGACACAGCACTTGGTGGTGCATTAGGTGTTAATACTGGCGGCACTTTTGGAAGCGGAGGTTCGTTGGATAACACTTACAACGCTGTTACGGGCGGTGGTTATACTGGTAACAGTGGAAGCTCAGAGGATATGGATCGTGCTGCGATGAACGCTAGGAATGCTGCCGCTGCTGCCGCTGCCGCACTCCCTACATATTATTATGATTCGGCGGG